ATTAGGGAATTTTTTTGCCGCAGATCTTTTTAGATAATAATGAGTTGGAAAAAATATTTTTCAGTAATAAGCACAGATGGAACATTATCACCAATAAGTGGTAATACTTCTTCACAACTTGGCCCATATGATAGAGCAGAATTTGGCAAAAGAAATTACTCATCTTACTTGCCAGAAGTTTATACAGGACATCCAAACAGAGTAAACAGGTATTCACAATATGATTCTATGGACGCCGACTCAGAAATTAATGCGGCACTAGATATTATTGCAGAATTTTGCACACAAATAAACGCAGACAACCAAACACCATTTGATATTAGATATAATGATAATCCTACAGAACAAGAAGTATTAGTATTACGCAAAGCACTTAAACAATGGACATCATTAAACAAGTTAGACAAGAGAGCATTTAGAGTTTTTAGAAATTGCATCAAATATGGTGATGCATTTTTTATTCGTGATCCAGAGACAAACGAATTATTACATATTGACGCAACTAAAGTTGACAAAGTAATTGTTAACGAATCAGAAGGCAAAAAGCCAGAACAATATGTAATAAGAGATTTAAACATTAACCTACAAAACCTAACAGCAACTGAAGTACCTAATCAAACATTATATGCAGGTGGGGCCACAGGACAAAATCAAGGCTATCAAGGATATACTGGTGTTGGTGGATCAGCAAATATGCAACCATCAGGTGGAACAACTGGCTCAGGGCGATTCCAAGAAAACATGAATCAATATGCCATTGGTGCAGAACATATTGTTCACCCATCGTTAAGTGAAGGTATTGGTGAAAATTATCCATTTGGCACATCAATTCTTGAACAGGTGTTTAAAGTGTTTAAGCAAAAAGAACTATTAGAAGACGCAATTTTAATTTATAGAATACAAAGAGCACCAGAACGTAGAATTTTTTACATTGATGTAGGTAATATGCCATCACATTTAGCAATGCAATTTGTAGAAAGAGTTAAAAACGAAATCCATCAAAGACGCTTACCATCATCTTCAGGTGGAGGTACTAATATGATGGATGCCGCTTACAATCCATTAAGCATAAACGAAGATTATTTCTTTCCACAAACAACAGAAGGACGTGGATCTAAAGTTGAAACACTTCCAGGTGGTACTAATTTAGGTGAGATCGATGACTTACGTTACTTTACTAACAAACTATACAGAGGATTAAAAATTCCTGCGGCATATTTGCCAACAGGACCTGACGATGGAGCAAATCCACAGTATAATGATGGTAGGGTTGGTACAGCATACATTCAAGAACTAAGATTTAACAAGTATTTAGAACGTTTACAAACGTTAATATGTGATCCATTGGATTTAGAATTCAAACGTTTTTGTAAAGCAAGGGGTATTAATGTAGATTCTTCTATGTTTAAATTAAAATTTAATCCACCACAGAATTTTGCAAGTTATAGACAAACAGAAATGGATAATTCAAGAGTACAAGTGTTTACATCTTTAGCTGAATCACCATTTTTAAGTAAAAGGTTCTCAATGGAACGTTATTTAGGCATGACACAAGACGAAATTAAACGAAATCAAAAACTTTGGATGGAAGAAAACGATAAAGATACTGAAACAGATGCTGGCGAAGAGGCTATGCGTTCAGCAGGCATTACACCAGGAGGCATAGCAGGCGATCTTGGTACAGCAGAGTTAGGAGATGTAGCACCAGACGAGTTAGGACCAGAAGGAGAAGAAGGTCTCCCACCAGAAGGTGGACCTGAAGTTACTCCTCCAGTGGCTCCAGCCGATACCCCAGGACTATAAATACAGTATGCTCTTAAGAGAAATGTTTGATTTGATGGATGAACGTTATAATGCGAAAGACGATACTAGTATCATTAAATTTGATGACTTGCGTAAAACCAAACTTACACTAGAACAAATAAATCAAATAAGAAAAGAACAAGAAATCAAAGCACGTGAGTACATAAAAGAACTAGAAACAGTTAAAGCTATGTACGCCGCCCCTCAAGAAGAAACAGCATATTAAATAATAGATGAAACGTTGCTTTATTATCGCTAACGGCGAGAGTCGTAAAGACTTTGACATTAATAGTCTCTGGCCTTATGGTAAAATCATTGGAATTAATGCAGTCTATAGAGATAATGTTAAACTAGATTACCTTGTAGGCGTTGATATTAAAATGATGAATGAAATTGGTGACGCAGGATATACCGATGCAGAAGTTTGGACATATCCACGCAGTCAAATTAAACACACTTATTTCAAAAGATTTAAAAAAGACAATGGATGGAGTTCTGGACCTACAGCAACTACCTTAGCAATTGAAAAAAACTTTGAAGAAATATTCATTTTAGGAATGGATTTCTGTGGAGTTAGAGGAAAAGGCGATAAACTAAGAATGAACAATATGTATAAAGGCACTAGCAATTATAGAGGTAGTGAACGTGAAGCAACATTTCATGGAAATTGGGAAAATCAAATGAAACGCAACTGCCAATCTAGACCCAAAACTAATTTTATACGTATATGTCGTAAAGATGTCGAGCAATTTCGCTTTGTTCCAAAGAAGCTTAAAGACGTTGAAAATCTAAGTATGATATATTATGAAGATTTATCTGTTTTAATGAAAAGTTGGGAAAAGTTTCGATAAAATAGTAAAAAATCGAAAAAAACACCAATATTATCGATTTTAACTGTAAACATTATAATTATATAACACAGACTATGGCCAATAGTAGCGAATAAGGAGTACCCAAATGTCAGAGAAGTTTGAAAAATTACTAGACTTATTGGTGAACGAAGAAAAAGCGAAAGCGGAAGATTTATTCCATGAAATCGTTGTCGATAAATCCAGAGAAATATATGAAGAATTAGTATCTAATGATGCTGAAACTGAAACAATTGAAGAAAAGAAAGAAGAAGACAAAGAAGTTGACGAAACTAAAAAAGAAGATGAGTCAAAAGAAGAAGTTGATGAAAAAGCAGATCCAAAAGCGGATGAAGACAAAGAAGTCGATGAAACTAAAAAAGAAGATGAGTCAAAAGAAGAAGTTGACGAAAAAAAAGATCCCAAAGCGGATGAAGATAAAAAAGTTGACGAAACTGAAGCAATAGAAACAATTGGTGGCGATGCTACTGATGATCTAGTTGCTGATATTACTGCTGATCAAGTTGGTGGAGAGCCAGTACAAGCAGAAGAAGATATGACTCAAGATGAATTAGAAGATAAAGTCTTAGATCTTGAAGATGCTTTAGACGAATTAAAAGCAGAATTTGCCGCAATGAATGGCGATGATGAATATGGAGACGACGAAAATGGTGAACCAGAATTAGACGTTGAAATAGACCCAGAAGCAGATCCAGAAGCAGAACCAGAAATGGAATTTCCTGCTCCTGAAGAAGAAGCTGTAAGACGCCCATTCGAAGGTAAAGAAAAAACAGGTGATAAAGCACAAACTGTTGAAGAACATTTGAAAGAATATTCAGAAATGGTTAAAGCCGATATGAGTGGAGACGACGATGGTGGAGCAAAAAAATCACCAGTAGCCGGTAAAAACGATATGGGTGGAACAGCGGCTAATATTGCCAAAGGTAGTTCTGAAGAAAAAGGTGGAGCAACACCAAAATCTGAATCAAGTAGCGAAAAATATGCTAACAGACCAGGTGGAACAAGCAAATCTATGACTTCCCCAGCACCAAAACCTAAAGATGATAAGGGAGATGCGTCTGCCAAATCACCAGTAGGTCCTGGCAAGTAATAAGTTTTATAGATAAGGAGCGAATATGCTACATCTAAAAGAGAATCTTACATTTGACCAAGCAGGATTAGTACTTGAAACTGATGGTAAAGATGGCAAAGACCTATATCTTAAAGGGATTTGTATTCAAGGTGGTGTTAAAAACGCCAACGAAAGAATATATCCTGTTAATGAAATAGCAAAAGCCACTAAAACTTTGAAAGATCAGATTCAAGGAGGCTACTCTGTGCTTGGTGAAGTAGACCATCCCGAAGATTTAAAAGTAAATCTGGATCGTGTATCACACATGGTTACAGATATGTGGATGGACGGATCCAACGGTTTCGGTAAAATGAAGGTCTTACCGACCCCAATGGGTAAGTTAGTAGAAACAATGTTAAATTCTGGAGTAAAACTTGGTGTTTCAAGTAGAGGCTCTGGTAACGTTAACGAGTCAACAGGCGAAGTTAGTGATTTTGAGATCATTACCGTCGATGTTGTGGCGCAACCATCTGCACCAAATGCCTATCCTACGCCAATTTATGAAGGACTCATGAATATGCGTGGTGGACAGCAAGTGTGGAATGTTGCACAATCTGTATCGCAGGATTCTGCGGCACAGAGATACCTTAGAGACGGGGTATCGAGATTAATAAGAGACCTCAAAATTAAGTAGAGGAGAAACGATTATGTTAGAAGCATTAGAACCACTAGTAAACAGTAATGTTATTAGTGGAGATACTAAAAAGGCTATCGAGGAAGCATGGGAATCTAAGTTAAAAGAAACTCGTGATGTAATTGAAGCCGAACTTCGTGCCGAATTCGCAAAACGATACGAGCACGATAAAGGCGTAATGGTGGAATCACTTGATAAAATGGTCAAAGAGGGACTTGCTAAAGAGATCGCGGAATTTAAAGAGGATAAAAAAATGCTCGCTAAAGAACGTGTGAACTATAAAAAGTCAATTGGAGAACACGCCAAAGTGCTAAAAACTTTTGTGTTAGAAGAACTACGCAAAGAAATCAAAGAACTTCATGCAGATAGGTATGCAGTAGCAGAAAACTTCGCTAAACTTGAAGATTTTGTTGTTACTAAATTGGCAGAGGAAATAAAAGAGTTTGGTCAAGATAAAAAAGACGTTATCGAAACTAAAGTCAAACTTATTGCCGAAGCCAAAAGAAAATTTGCTGAACTTAAAGGTAACTTTGTTAAAAAATCTGCAAAAGTGGTTGAATCTACGGTTGAAGCGGTTCTTAAAAAAGAATTGCATCAACTTAAAGGTGATATTACTGTTTCCAGAGAAAATAACTTTGGAAGACGAATGTTTGAAGCATTTGCAAGTGAATATACCAGCAGTTATTTGAATGAGAAGGGCGAAGTAAACAAACTAATCAAGAAAATGACAGCCAAACAAGAGGAGTTGGAATCAGCCAACAAGACTCTTGAAGAAAAAGACAAGGTGATCGAGGCTAAACAAGCAGAAGCAGACGTGGCTAAAGATCAACTGGAAAGAAGTAAAGTAATGGATCAAATTATGTCACCATTAAGCGGTGATAAAAAAGAAGTGATGCAGGATTTACTTCAAACTGTTGAAACTAAAAAGTTGAAAGAGTCTTTCAGCAAGTATTTGCCAGCAGTAATGGATAATGAAACTAGAGCAAAGAGTAGAATCTTAGCAGAAAGTAGAACTACTGTTACTGGTAATAAAGCAGATCCTGAAGTTGATACAGGCATCGAACAGATGCGAAAATTAGCAGGTATTTAGGAGAAAAAAATGTCGAATACACTAATTGAAAATAAATGGGCCGAAACAAAAACCGCCTTAATGGAAGGTTTGAAAGGTACCAAATCAAAAGTGATGGATGTTACTCTAGAGAATACACGCAAATATTTGTCAGAACAAGCAACAGCAGGCGCAACTAGTGCCGGTAACGTTGCAACTCTTAACAGAGTGATTCTGCCAGTAATCAGACGTGTTATGCCAACTGTAATCGCCAACGAGATTGTTGGTGTACAACCAATGACTGGTCCAGTTGGTCAAATTCATACTCTAAGAGTAAGATATGCTGATGCGAATACTACAGCAAGTGTTGTAGCAGGCGACGAAGCACTATCACCATTTAATATTGCTAACGCATATTCAGGTAACGAACTAGCCAACGCAAACGCAAAAGCGGCGGCAACGGCGGCACTTGAAGGTGCACCTGGTAACAGATTAAGTATTCAGGTGTTAAAACAAACCGTAGAGGCCAAAAGCAGAAAACTATCTGCAAGATGGACTTTTGAATCGGCTCAAGACGCTCAAGCACAACAAGGCTTAGACGTTGAGGCTGAAATCATGGCGGCTTTAGCACAAGAAATTACTGTTGAAATTGATCAAGAGATCTTAACATCTCTTAGAGCACTTCCAGGAGCAGTAGAACTAACTTACGACCAAGCGGCTGTAAGTGGTACTGCAACATTTGTTGGTGACGAACACGCCGCACTGGCTGTTCAAATTAACAGAGTTGCTAACTTAATTGCACAAAGAACAAGACGTGGCGCAGGTAACTGGGCAGTTGTAAGTCCATTTGCACTTACAATTCTGCAATCTGCTACTACTTCTGCTTTTGCAAGAAGCACAGAAGGTACTTTTGATGCTCCAACTAACACTAAATTTGTTGGTACATTGAACGGTGCTATGAAAGTTTACACTGATGCCTACGCGGCTGACGGTACTTCTGTCTTGGTTGGATATAAAGGTCCATCAGAAACTGATGCGGCGGCATTCTATTGCCCATACATTCCGCTAATGAGTTCTGGTGTTGTACTGGATCCATCTACTTTCGAACCGGTAGTAAGTTTCATGACAAGATATGGCTATATTGAATTAACAAATACTAGTTCATCTCTTGGTAATGCGGCTGACTATTTAGGTCTAGTAGGCGTAACTAACGCAAACGTAAAATTTGCATAATTTTTGCAAAGATTAAAATTAAAGGGCGGATTTATTCGCCCTTTTTTTATGAGATAACTATAATATGCACCCCTTATTACAAGAATTACTTACAAATGCAGAAAATAAAACACATATTATCGAATTTGTTATTGATCAGTATCAATCAACTGGACTTAAATTAGTAGCACCATTTGATTTACAAATAGTTGGGGATAAAGGGAGAGCAATTGTAATAGCCGATACTAGAACAAAAGCAGTGAATATGGTTAGAAACAGCGGTCTCCCTATAAAACGATTTATCGAATTACACTAAATACAGTAACGTTTAATAGAACCAACCGTTTGTGAGTTGGACTTATGCGGTTATACCAAACCGCGTAGTAGTTAGAAACTACATTGGACTTCTTTTAAAGGAGAAAACAAAATGGGAAGACCTATTAAAATCCAAAAAGGAAACATCACATCAGCAGGAGGTTCGGCTTCCGGACACGCAACTGGTGGTAAAGGTGGAAACGTAGCAGGTAACATTGAAGTTACTGGTGCATTTTACAGAGCAACAGATGATAGCGGACACGATTCAACCGTTTCTGTATCAACTAATGGAACTCAATACATTGCAAGACAAAGAAGTACTAAAAAATTTAAAATTTATGGTGTATCTTCAGATGGATCAACTACCGTTAATGCTATATTGTCACTTACTCCAAAAGCACCAGGCTCTTTAGCCGCAGGTGAATTTTGTATACAAGCAATTAGCAGTGATTCAACTGTATATTATGTTAGTAAATTACATAATAGAAGTGCAAAAGTATCTTCAGATTCTGGTTCTAATTTCAAATCATTCGGCGCATCGTTACTCGCTGAAGGAACTGATGAAGGACAAGCATCTTCAGGTTACGTTAACTTAGACGTACAATAATATTATAGAGCAAGGGCATGAATAATGCCCTT